CTAATGCAGATTGTTTGTCTAATTCCATCGCTTGCTTTACCGAAGCTACGGTTTCTGCTACGGTGTTTTTGACAATCTCTTGAATCGCTTTGGGATCAAAGACTGGGACGGGAGTGGGATCAGGGTCAGAATTTTTGACTGGTACACCACTTCCAGAAGACTTTAAATCACCTCGAAAAGTGGCTTTTTGAGTCAGGGCGTAGATTTCTTCTTGAGAAGGAGCATCACTTCCTTCTGCTGAATCTTTAATAACTACGGGAGTAACCCGTTTGATTTCTTTTAGGGTACTTTTCATTACTGATTACTGATCACTAACTATTAGATATAATTGTACTACAGAACTTTCTGTTTTAGGAAAAAACAAAAGTATTGAGACGAGAATCTATCAATCTCGCCTGACGACAATTGTTATTAGCAACAAAACTGCATTCGATAGAATCCATTTTTCCGGAACGGCGATAGTAAGGGGTTAGCGTTTCTTCATCTACTAGCCCTGCCATATACGGGGGGTAGTGGGGACATTTAGGATCACTGTAAGGAATATCGCAGATAGGACAAATCGACTCGCCATAAAAAATTCCCCCCATTGAAACATCGGCTTTTCTGCCATAGGAAATCTCTGAAACAATCGGGTGGGTCGCTTCTGCAAATCCAAAGACCAAGACCTGATGATAGCCGTCTTTTTGGATTATTCGATAATCTTCGCTTGGATTAGGAGATTTTTCGAGGATTCGCACTATCCCTTCCTTGCTTACACGAGGCAAGGAATAAATAAAAGAATCATAGATCATCCCAAAAGTTTTGGTCTGATCTTCCCATTCATGATCGATCATCAAGGCGCATCCGGGATAACTAGCCACCATAGTTTCTAAAACATTTTTATCCCATACCTGGCCAGAACCGTGAATTAAGTTATTTGAAGCAATTAAAGCAAATCGCATCAGTTCCGATGATTCCCACGGATCGAGTCCGTAGGGTTTGAATTGATTGATTAACGACATCTCCTCGTCGGTAGGATGACGGGTCTGTAGCAATATCTCTAATTCAGCGCGGGTTAGTTTTAGTTCCATGTCAATAAAAAATACTTATATAAATAATTCTATCCAAAGACTTGACGTTTATGGTTGGTTGATCTATATTAATAGTGTCGTCTCCAACCGAAACCTATAAATATAAAATTTCAATACAAAATATTTGTCTCCATAGAAAGTGTATAGCTGAGGAAACAACGCAGGATTGATACCCTGCGTTTTTTATTTCGTCCAGCCAAAGTTTAACGAGAGCATATTCTGGGTAGGTCGTGTCCTAGAGTTAGAAAAAATAAAGTAACAACCGCAATTAGCCCGACAAGTGCATCTTTCGGTCGGGCGGGGGAGTGTTCCAATAGGCTGCCAGCCGGCACTTTCATAAAAAAGACACTCTTGGCAAGATTCTTTTTTGGTAATTATTCTCTTTTCCCACTTGTTGACTAGAGCGTGTCCTCTCCGGCTTCCCTCCTCAAAAGCTTCTCTAGACTTGGCAACGTACTGTTTAGAGCGGTTGATTATTTGAGCCTCTGATTGAGTACCAAGAATAATATCACGGCAAAACTTTCTTAATCGTGCGTATTGTGTTCTAAGCATCTGACCAATTCTGCCATAGTCAGAAGCGTTCATGTCAGGCTTACCAACTCGATAAAGCTGAATAGTCAAGTCTTTAATCTCAAACGACATTTTTTCTTCCCACTCACTAACAGTTATTTTTTTCTGTAAAAGGTCACGGGTAAGTTTATCTGTTTTTTGAGTACGGGCATTAATAGTTTGTTGGGAGATTTGTCTAACTTTTTCAGTGGAGACAAATCTCCCCGTTCGATTGTCTCGATAGCGTCGAGTTGCAGGGTTAAAAGAAAAATCACTCATAACTTATTTCAGGTTCTAATAGGTTTTTAAATTCATCATCCGGAGGTTTCTTTTTCCAGTCATCGATAGCTTTTTGGATGTCATCGGCTGTTACTTCGGCTCTCCCTAGCAACCGACTAATTGGCTGTAGGTTTTTATCTTCTGGGTTGAATTTATCTGCCATGATTACTTTATTCTAATTCTACTCTCGATGGTTTTATCGGGCTTTTCGATGCCTTAACAAATTTAGAGCATCCAATGTTTTTATGAACTGGTTCTTGTAAAGAAGAAATTAATATTTCTGGCGGCAGTGGTTTTCGCATTTCCCATTCTTCTTTACTCATCTTTTTGGTAAGGTTACTTGGCTTTTTATCTTTTGGGTTGAATTTATCTGTCATGTTATTTATCTCCTAATCCGTCATAAACTAATTCTTGGGTTTTTTCTGATTTATTGAGTTTAGCTTTTAGGTTACGGTTTTTAATTTCTAACATTTTTATCTTTAATTTTAATGTTTCATAATCAAACATCAGGTTATCGTATGAGTCGGTTAATTCGGCGTATTCGGCTCTCAAGTCTTCGATACTCAAATCTTCGATAATAGCGTCAAAGTTATTGTTATTCATGGATTTTCTCTTTAAATTAAATAATAACTCTTGACTGACAAGAAATAACTCTTGACAGTTCCCTAATCCACTTACGCTTCTGTTTCTGCTTTGTTAAGTTCACCGATCTGAGCTTTTAGCTTAGACACCTCATCTTTTAAAGCTTCAATAACTTCCAGTTCAGTCATGTTAACGACCTGACCATCATTAGAATCGGAAACAACATAAGCTTTTAGATTTGTCATAATTATCTCTTGGTTTTACTGTATTTTATCAAATTTAAAACAGTTTTAACTGTAATGGAGAATTATCTACTGGTTCTTCTATCGGTTCATCTGGAATAGGTTCTATAGGTTGGTCTAGTCTGTTACAAGCTATCTGATAATATTCTAATTCTTTCTCGATACAGATATAATTTCTACCTAATTCTTTGCAAGCTAAAGCAGTAGTGCCAGAACCACAAAAAGGGTCGAGGACTGTCCCACCCGGAGGTAATCCTAAAGTTATGAGATATTTCATTAATGCTAGTGGTTTTACCGTAGGATGAGTATTACCTTCACCGCGTTCGGATTTACTAGCTTTAGCGCAATAGAAAAAGCGGGCGGCAGAGCCTTCGCTAGATAGAAAATACCCTGTTTTTTGAGTCAACCCACGCTTAAAATCTACTACTGTTTTGTCACGCTTTATAACGTGAGGTTTAACCTTGCCTGACTTCTGATAAGGAAACAACCCCACCACCTCCTCGCTGCCGTCGTGGATGAGGTTCGCAGGCCAGCGGCCTTGTGTAGTTATTTTACCCGTTCGATTACTGCCACCAGTGTCGTAACTTGATCTGTTTCTATCACGTTCAACACCATTGATGAAAACTGGCTTACCTTCACACTCCACACGACACCCATCGATATTAATCCCCCCAGTTCCCCACTGTAGGACATTCTCCGCGACCGTTCCGGTGAGAGGTTTACGAGCCACCGTAATCGGTTCGAGTGCTGGTTTTAGAGCAGTCCCCCAGCCTTCCCATTGTTTTGCTTCGGGTGTGGCGGGGGCGGTGATGTTAAAGTCGCCCATGCCTCCCTGTTCTTGCCATATTGCGGTCTTACCACTTATGCTCTTACCCACAACCTCACGCTCGGCTTCTGGTCTAAACATTTCGTCATAAGCATCGCCAAGTCCAACTGTATCACGTATGACTTGATAATCACGCCAATTTAGAATCGCAGGTTGTGAGCCAGCCGTCAAATAATGGGACAACATAAAATTACCTAAAGCCTCTTGCAGTTTTGCTCGGCTTATTTGATTTTTATTCATTGCAGTTTTTACTGCATTACGAAAGGATTCAAATCCAACAGTCGCTCCCCCTCGTTTATCAATCGCCTTGCTTACGTCCAACGACTTCGGAAACCCCGACCCATAGACCCACATAATGGTATCTCTGATTTCCCAACCAGCGTCCTCGATCGCTACTGCCAATCGGTGAAAAGTACGAGTCCCACCAAAAGCAAATAGGTGCGCTCCTGGTTTAGCGACTCGTAAAGCTTCAATCCAAAACTGTACACCGGGTACACCATGATCCCAATCTTTACCCATGAACGAAAGTCCATAGGGAGGATCGGTAAGGATTAAATCAATGGAATTATCAGGAATATTTTTTAAAACATCAAAACAATCACCGTGAATAATTTGATTAATCATTTTGATTTATATTTAGTTTTTTAACAGGTTGTTTATTAGTTTCTTCATCGGTTAAATCAGAGTCAGTGTCTTCAACTTCTCCCCCAGACATACCATCAATAGATTCACTCCATTCTGGCCACAGTATCCGATATTTATTTCTAGCATTTTCGGCATAAAAATCTAATCCTTTTCTGAGAATGATTTCTGTGTCAATTACCTGTTTGATAGCACCGCTAAGAAGCTGACACCATCCGTATCTCATCCTAGAATAGCGACGATCAGGCGACCGGGATAACTCTTTAGTTCCCCCTTTTGATTCTAATCCTGGGAAGAAATAGGTCGGGAATCCAGGGATAATTAGCTTGTACCGGCATTGTAAAAGAGTATCAATTAACCCTGTTAAATCAGAGTTGAAATTAGTCATTTTGCGAATATCTTGTCCAGGATAGCTGAGAATATGATCGGTTATAATGCCACTTTTTCTACGGATTTCTAATTCTCGCTCATAAATTCTTTCTTGCTCAGTAGAAATACCTGGCATAATATGAAGAGTCGGAGAAACCCCTAAGTCATTAGATGCCCTAATCAAATTATCAAAAGCCTGTTTAACATCAGCCCAAGCATCTAAAGAAGCTAACCAAAGAGAGCGACCATAAAGAAAATCAGGTTCATGGCGAATATGACAGATTTTATAGGGTTCAAAAAAATAATCAGGATCAGACTCCGAAACGTATTTCCTTTGCTCAAAACCAATTAATTCCCCTTGATCTGTTTCTTTCCTAAACATCTCAAAGGTAGGCAAATAAAGAGTTTTTGCTACACCAAAATCCTTAGACTTGTTAGCAGATAAACCCTCTCGTTCAATACCTAACTCTAGAAAACATTCTCCCTTCCCTAATGCCCATCTTAGGGCTTTCTTGAGTCTATCCCCACCAATCATGTAGGTTGAAAAATTCTGTTTTCTTAACCTAATATCTTCTGCAATGGCAAACACTTCTGAGTTAACAGGAGTTTCTTCATCATCAAGGTTTTTTGCTACTATCCATCCCTGATCGTCTCCATCGTCAGATGCAAAGGTATCAGAAGCGGCCATATCAAGGGCGTGGACGACTTCATAGCACCATTGATTAAGTTCGATTAATTCTCTTGATATTCTCGGATCACGGATAGGATTTTCCGTAATCTCCAAATCGTACCGACGTGATACCGACACGATCCCCGGTGAAGTAAGGGATCGCTGAGAGCCTCTTAATTTGTCATCCTTTTTCTTCTTTTTTGCCATTAGAACTGCCATGTACTATTTCTATGATATAAGAAAACAGACCATTTTGTTAATGGTCTGTTTTAAATCACCCAAGGAGAAATCTAAATATTAAAAATATCTATCAAATGTTCCATCGCTCCGCAAAACTCTTCTTTCGTCAATGTCATCACTAGAAAAAAATAAATCAGTAGTTAACGCGTTCATTAAAGCCTTAGCCGCAACATTGGATATTGCAATCCCCACTTGTGAAGTCGCATCGACTATGTAATTATCTTCAATAGAGCAATGGGTGCTTGTAATAATATCGTAACAGTTAATAAATGCCGGATGACCTTCTACTGTTTCTAGTATTAACGGACGAAATTCTTTTCTCATGACAACCTTTAGTTTTAACTAAATATTACAGGTTACTTTTTGAATTGTCAATATCTTGGATAAACTTTAAAGCCCTCTCATAATATCGTTTTCTTTCGGCTAGTCCATTTGTACCACCGTTGACACGACGGGTAATTTGTTCAACGGTTGCCCCACGGTCACACAACTCATTCATTTTGTTATTCATCCACCAAAATCCAGATGGTAAAAACAAATATCTTTCGCCAACATATTGCCACCCTTCCATAACACGCTGATCGCCTATATAGTTAGCAAATGCCTGATAATTGGCTCTGCCAGTCATCTGAAGGGCATCTACACCTCTGAACTTTTTGCCGTCACCAGGTCTGGTATTCCCTAAGTCTTTTCGTCCTTCATAATTTGAGCCGTCGTGGATTTCTACCATGTACCGTAATCCTGCTGATTCATGGGCTATTTGGCTTAAAAAATGTCGAACTCTTTGTACTGTGGTAATGTCAAATCTCTTAAGGCACTCATCTAATTTTTGAAACTGAAAATCAGTAATTTTATCGTTAAGCCTGTCAAACACACCCTCAACTTGATCCTTGGGGACTACAGGGGGATTGGGATCGTTAAAGTGACCAACAAAAGCGTACCAATTAAATTTACCCTCAATCGGGGGCTTTATTTCTAGCAAATAGTGATTTTTTTCTCTTTTGAGAATCTGACTATAAATTACTCTTTGTCCAGCTTTGATTGGGATTGCCCGAAAGTCTTGAGGAAGACTTTCGGAGTTAGAATCCATTAAGTACGATTTTAAAATAGTGTTGCGATTTGCTGTTAAAAATTTCATGGTAATTTATTCAACAAGATTAATAATTTTATCAACTTAAGATTTAGTCTTAATTTGCTGTTCGATTAAAGTAAGACGATGATCTATATCTTCCTGTTTAGCTCTCATTGTTTCAATTTGCCTTTGATTATTTGATAAAGATTTTTGTTCATTTTCTATAATCGCCAATCTTGTAGATAAATCTAAAGTCAATTTATCCAATCGATCCATGCTTGTGGAGATTTTATCAACGACTTTATCAACCATTTTTTCGATTCTTACTTCTAGCTTCTCCATTTGAGTAGCCGTGTGTTTTATTGTGTTATTATCCAACTCTTGCGCTTCTGATTTTGATTTTAAAGCAAGATATACTACAAAAATCCCCCCGACTGAAATAACGATGCTAAGTATAGAGCTAATATCAGAAAACGTTAGTCGTGCTGGTTGCGGTTCGTTATAAGGTGCTGGTGTAGAAACAATAAAAAAGTAGTTCATGGTAAACTGAATTTATTTTATATTTTATACTATAAATATTTTTTTGATGATTAATTCTTTAGAAACACTTAACTTTGCTTTGGAGAGCTTAATAAAAAGTCATTCCCAGGCATAAAGTTCCCAAAACTGGGGATATTGCCAAAATTTATAGCATTATTCCAAGTGTTTTTACAAGTACTGTAGGTTTTATCGCATCCAGCAGTAAGGATTACGCCATCGTGGGTAGCTACGGAACCAGATGCTTCAGTAAATAACTGAATTTGAGTTTTACCTCCAAATATTGAAACAGTTCGGTAAATTGCGTAAGTAGCTGATTTATTTGCCCCGTCTGTAAATGTGCATTTTCCCCAAGCAAGATTTTGATATTCTCCCCACACCTCAAAGTCTCTCCGACTACTAACACCAGCAACCTGAGTCTCGTAAAATGGTACTTGTTTACGGCATCCTGAGTTATCACCGTTATCCTGTCCAAAGGCCCATCGGCAAAAAGGCGATGTTTTTTCATCTCTACTTTGCCTTAAATTAATACTAGAGCCAGTAAGATTTTCAAGTGTATAGCTTTCGCCACCAAGTGATTTAATTTCTCCCACATAACCTATTTGTATTTGCTCGTCTGGAATATCTAAAAGTGAATTAGGTAGGTTTCTCCAATCAACAATTGCTGTGATAATTCGAGCTTCTCTAAATCTATCAGAAAAAAGTAAATTTTCGTCAATATTATCACTAAAAGCACCTCTATATTCTTGATTATCCGATTGTATTCCCAATTGTTTTTCTATTGCAGTCGGATCAAGAGCTTGCTTTGCTCGAAATACTACCCCACCAATTTTTAAGTCTTGGGAAAAATTTGTATAACCGAGCTTTTCTCCGTTTGTAAGTTCAATTAAAACGCAATAACACAGCGTTAAAACAGGATTTGCGAAAGAATCGTCTAACCCTAAATCTTGTTGTACCCCCTCGGTAAATCTCCTGATCTGTAATTCTCCAAGTGAATAAATCTGTAAAGAGGATTGGTTCTGGTAGCTCAAAGAGACAGAGTTGAATCGGGATAAAATTGATAAACCGTTAACTAAATCAGGATAACGAAATGTCGCTCCTGAACCCTTGGCGCACAACCACAAGGCAATCAGATAATCAATATCTTTTTGAGATAAAGTTTTTCTTTGCTGTAAAGAGCTAATATCGGAAGGAGTATCTCTCCGAGAAAATCTTTTTCTTTCTCCACTAGATAAACTAATAGTATTTGTCTCAAATTCAGGAGAAATTGTACACCTTTTAGTTAAATTTAAATTAAAATCGTGATTTAAGTCCGAAGAAAAAACATCACTAGGTAGCAATGCAATTTCAGGCTCAATTCTTGATTCTCGTAAAATTAATTTTGGGATAGAAAAAATAGCGTTATCTCTATTTTTTGTAATAGGTTGATAATCTAGTTTGTCTTCTTCAAAATGACACAATACCTTAAAAGTGCCTTCCCAAGTTAATTTGGGGCTATTAGGAGGTGGATTGTTGAAAACTATTTTACCAGGAGCTACTATATATTCCGACGGTGGTATTTCTGTAGTTCCTTGATAGATTTTTAGGCTATCAATATCTGGATAAAGAATAGGTCTGTGATGAACGTTATTGCCGCAAGAATATGCTTTGATCAAAATAAATTCTGTATTTACTCCATTGTGTTCTGGGGAAAATATTCCTTCTGTGTTATCTTGATTAGTTAAATTAGTCATGGTGTTCTATCAAATCCTGAGTTGTTAAGATCAAAAGCGCAATAAGTAAACTGTCCATCTACCGTATCTACAGGCGCATACTATTAACAATAAAATTGCTTAGTTGGCAATAAATAAGAGGTGTAAATAGGCTTTTTTTTACTTGATAGTCAGAAAGGTCACGATAAAGAAAGTCTTTTTTTGATCCTTTCATTTCTTCATGAAAGTCGAGAATAGCATTTAAATCATCAGATTGTAACGTAGTTCGAGCAAGATTGAACACTCTAATAGGGCTAGACCATTCCACTATTCGTTGTTCTGCCCCTTCTGTGTTTTCTAGTAAAGAATTAGAAAACTGAATTTCTGTTTGATAGTCTTTATCTGGAATAATAGGAAATTCAGGAGTATTTACTGGGTAAGGATCATCAGGAAAATCAGTCTGATTAATGACACGAATAATGTCAATTACTGTAACATCATAAGCTAGTTTTTTGGGTTCGCTTACAGTGCCAGAATAAGTGTAGTTTTTACTGGTTCTCTCTAAGGGGATTATGTCAGCAATTGAACCAGTGTAACGAGAGTTGTACTGATCAGAAGGAATAGAAAAAATACTTACTTGTTGACCGTATTTGCTAACTATTTTCCAGAATTGACCAAATAGATTAATTCCACCAACAGTTTTCAATGTCGGTTCTTTGTCCCACGAAATTGATATACCAGTACGCCAAAATATAGGATTATCTTGACTTCCATCTAAGCTTTTTTCTCTAGCAGTTCCAAAAACGTGATAATAGATCATACTAAACTAACCCTGTAGCCCACACTCTCATTAACAAAGATTCGTTCCCTATTTTCGCCACGCATTTCCAAGTGTCTATATTAGAGTCATCAGGATCAATTCCTTTATTTGGATATATTCCCCCCACAGGAATATCCAAAGAGCATTTTAAAAGATTCGGAACATATCCAACGGCTTTATTAGGAGCTACATTATCTCTTAAATAAAATTCTGTTGCATTAGCTCCGGGGGTAGCGGTTTGACAAGAGACAAGATAATTGGCAATAGGATCTGGAGTTGTTGCTGTTGGTAACACAAAGTTTTGCCTAGCACTCCCTCCCAATGATGGACGGCCGGCCGCTCTACTATTAGAATCTGGTCCGACTGTCCATAAAAAATAAGCATTCTGAACAAAATCCGATTGAGGAAACAAAGGGTTTCTTAGCCATCCGCAACTAAAAAAGGTATGCCGTTGCGAATTATTAAGATAATTGTCGTTGAAAATACTTAAACTGTGCGAATTCAAAACTGCCCAATAATAAGCTGAAGGACGGTTAAAAATAAGAGTAAGCAAGTCAAGACAGTTAACTGCACAATATTGGACATTCATCGTCGTCGTCGAAGGGTTTCCAATAGTGCGACTTATTCCTAGATTGTTAAATCTGAATTTTGACGCAGTTACGGGCAAACTTAGTGATTCAAAACTAACTGGTAAAATTAAATGAAACCCTGTAGTGGCATCTGCGAGAGCGCAAGGTTGTCCAAAAAAACCATTTATCCAATTAGCGCATTGAATGCGTGTAAATCCCAAAGACTCTGGCGCCCAATCTAGATTATTAGTTGTCCAGCCATAGTAGGAGTTACCGACGTTGTCATTGTTAATTAAGGGTAAGTTCATAGAGTGTAATTTTATAAAGAATGATCTTGTCCGTTAACGTTGAATTGAAAAGCGCTAAATGTAGTAGCAAAACTATTATCCCAAGTACCTCCTTGATCATTACTATAAAAGGGACTATCACCAATCGACCAGCCAGGAAGCCCTGTTTGGTCGGGTGAGGTAGTAAAGCCCCAAAAATCTTGCCCACTGCCCCCTGAAATCCCAGCAACTAGCCAGTAAGTAGTATTAGCGGTTAATATTTGCGGATTAGTAATAGTAAAAATGTAATCCCTAGTAGTGTTAAGAGTGAAACTAGGGTTGGTAAAACTGGCTATCAAACTCCCGAGTCCTCCAGGGCTGTCTTTATAGAGCCTGACAAATAAATTGGGATTTGCAGTCAATTTTGCTAACCGAAGAGTGACCGAGTTAATAGTATAGCCATAACTGCCACTGCCAGTCGTAAAACTTGAACGTAGCCATTGATTATTATTTATCGAAAATCCTGAGTTAGTTGTTTGAGTTAAATTACTAACAAGATTTACGACCACCATTGTACCTGGCCAGTGCAACCATCTAGACATATTTTCTTCCTATAGTAAAAAATAAATGCTTAGGGTTATCAACAGCAGAAACAACAAGTTCTAACCTGTTTCCTACGCTAAGAAGATTCTCTGTTGTTACGGGAACAGTTAATCGAGTAGAAGTAATAGATAAATTATTCAATCCAGGAATATTTATTCCATTAATCCTAACCGATATAGTAGCTGTACCAGATTGAGTTACGGCACTAAAGCTTAGGATATTATACCCTTTTAATAAAGCGAAATCAAGAGGATAAGTTTGAACAACAGGAGATTCTATGTCCCCAGAATATTGTTCGGTATTATCATTAATACTATTAATTTGATTTTGGAGTTTGCCAAAAGCCTGTAAAATATTATCAGTAGCAGTTATTGCGCCACCAGTAGTTATATTTAAAGCCGTCAATGAAGTTGATAAAACTTTTGAGAAGAAACCGAAGAATCCTTTATTTCCTGATTCTTTCCCGTAGAAAGTATCATTACTAGGATTCCCTACAATTTCATCAGATCTAGCCACTGTCCCGAACGATGATCCCCCGTAATCAACGATAAGCATATCCCCCGTGACTCTTATTTGCCAATCTATACCATTAAAAAATATTACTTCTCCAGAAACAGAAAAAACTGTTAGTCCAGTAAAAGGCTGCCAGAATTTCCAAGTTCCTGTAGGCAATCCATTCAAGCCAATTACGGGATAAGCTATCTGATTAGTTTTTCCCGCCCATGCCCCAGTAGCTCCTGCGGGGACAATATAGTAGCTATCTATACTTTGAGGAATTGGGGGTGTGGTAAGGGTATAGGAAAGAATAGGCGCGGAGCCTATAGAAATAAGTCTAAATAGCTCGTTAGCTATTTGTTCCTTGTATTCCTGGGAAGATGCCAGTAATAATCCATTAGAGCCGAATATTGTCCCAGACATCTCCAAATTCCTCTTTCATCTTGGCTTTTACCCAGTTATTGTTCTCGATTTTACAAAGACTTTTCAAGTAAGCCTCGTAATTATTCAAGTCATTTTCATTATAGTCTTTTTTGAAGATTGCGTGTAACTTCCAAGATTTAGGGGGCATCCAGTCTTTGCTTAGTCTAGGATTTTTAAATGTTTTGATCATCCATCCCCGGACACTTTCAATATGCTCACCTTTTTTGTAAGCTTCCTTGAGAGCGTACTTGTAGGCTAGGTATAATTCTCTATCTTTATCGTGAATTATAATCTCTAGTCTTTCGTTAGCGATTTGTTTCTTTTCTTTTGTTGGAAATTCATGTCCACAATGAGGACAAATACGAGCGGAAGCGTAGGTTATTTTATTGCAATTTTCGCACTCTTTAGTCGGAGCTTGTCCTTTTTGGGTATCAGAAGATGTAAAAAGCTTAGGATACTCTACATCCTCGATAAATCCATGCTCGGTTACGTTCCCCGCTTGATCCAAAATCAGACAATCAATCTTGTCTAACCAGCTACAAAGCCGTTGACCCCGACCAGTCATCTGAATATAAAGAGTTCTGCTCTTAGTTGGCCTAGCGTGAATAATGCAAGAAATTGCGGGCAAATTAAATCCAATTCCACAAGTATTAATATTTACAATCCCCCGCAATCTCAATTCAGCTACTTTTCTAAATATTTCTCTTCTTTCCTGCTCTGGTGTTTCGGCTGTGATAATGGCCGTGGGAACACCCCTCTCGTTAAATTCTGTACAGAGGCTTTTAGCGTGTTCTACACCCGCAGCAAAACAAACAAATTGTCTCCCTTGACCGAGCCTGCGATACTCGGAAACTGTTGATTTTACCGCCTCAAGACAACGAATCTCTAACTGACTAGCATCAAAATCACCGCCATTAATTTTTACTCCTTTAGTATTAATTTTATTTTTAGTTCCAAAATAAACACAACCGACAAGCGCGCCACGTTCGATCATTTCTTTTGGAGTGGGGCCAGTTATTTGAACCTCAAAAATATCTCCCAACTCTTCACGCTTCGATAACCGCCACGGGGTTGCTGTTAATCCAATTACAAGGCGATTATCTACTGGTAGGGTTTTCCCCGAAAAAAGGTGCTGTTGCTTACGAATTACTTCCCATGCCGAGTTTATTTCTTGTAAGATTTCTTTTGATTCAGCGTGAACTAGGCTAAGGTGCTTGCATTTTTCTTTAGCTTCCTCAAAAGTAATTTTGTAAGGCTCTATGTCTTCTCTTTCTACAGCGATACCTAATACTGCTAATTCGTCACGAATGTCTTTGATTGAGGTTGTTTGCTTACCGTTTTTAAGATTGGGAAAGCTATCTTTAAACCATTGGCAGTAAGCTGATAGATGAACTTCATCGGCTAGTATTACTTCGGGATTAAACCAAGTAATATCTCGTCCTCTAGATAAGGTTTGAGTTGTTGCAATTTGTACTAATTGGTTTCTATCTTCTTTGTAGTTACCAGCAATTACTCCAGCAGTTAATCCAAATTTCCCCAAAGTTTCTAGGGTTTGCTCAATAAGTACCGTAAAAGGTACTACGATTAAAGTCCGTCGCTGTCTTTTTACAGCAGCATCGTAAATTATCTGGCAAAAAAATACTGTTTTACCCCATCCGCAAGGGGCAACGACTAAGGCTCTTTTGTAGATTTTTGGATTTAGAGCATCATACAGTTCTCTTTTAAGAGCTTTTTGGTCATCTCTTAATTGAATTTGTGGTTTAGTCGGTGCAAAAAGTGTTTGTGTTTGTATTGCTAGTGTCATGTTTTTATTTCAGATTATATTTTGGTTTCAATAAAATCTATGGTCAATTGTAACCAACTATCTTTTTTAACCTTTTTAGACAAATCTATTTTGATTTGTATTTCATTTTCGATAAAGTCTAAAATAGGTTTTATTATTGTTTTTGTTTCTGGTAGTAAAATATCCAAATGTTTACCATCTCCTTGTATTTTTTTCTTGTTTGATTTTATTTCAACCCAACTAAGATAAGGTACAGAATTATACTCTAAAGCTAAATAAGCTTCTACTGTAACTATTAATTTTTTAGAATATTTATTTTGATATTCAATCCATACCCTGTATTGACATTGAGTTAGACTTTGAGAAAACATAGTATTCTTTTGCAGTGTTCCTTGTAGATAGGAAAATCCGTCTTCTGTCTTTATTTGCCATTCTGAGTAATTAGACTGACTAAAAGTTTCTCTACAAAAAACCCCAATTTGTTTTAATGCTTCTATTTTGTTCATTAGTATTAATCCTTGATCTCAATTGTTTTAATAAAGCCTATGATAGTTTCCATTATTTTTGTTGCTTCTGGAATCAAAATATTGAACTCTTCTTTGTTTCCGCTTGGATAAAGATTATATCTTGAGGCTTCATTGTTTCTGTCGAGACTGTAGTTCCAATGCAGGACAACCAAAGACCCGCCTAACGTACCTTCTATTGTGATTTTTTCAAAGCATTTGTTTATCAATTGATATTCAGTCGAAATTTCTCGACATTCAATCAAAACTTCATACTTTTTGTTTTTTATTAACTTACCATAAGTTTTGTAAAGATAATCTTCTTTAATTACTAAAGTTCCTATTAAACGAATACATTTGTCGTCTGCGACTGTATCCCACTCTGAGATGTCCACCGTATCGTATTCGGAGATACTCATCTGCTCAAAAGTTTTTTTAAAGAAATCTCTGATTTCTTTAAGTGACGCTTTTTTTAATAGTTCCATTGTTATTACCTCAAATACAAATAACTAAATCGCTGACACAAACATTGACAAATTCCTTGCAGTCGTATCGAGAATTATTACAAGCTTGAATAATAGAGGTATTTTCTTCAACAGAAATAATCATTCCTGACCCTTTATAAAGAATACGATGACCAATGAAGTCGCTAGTTATCGGATCGTATATTGGCTTGTTTGTAATCGAATAAACTAGATGAGAAGTATCTATTCGGATACAATTTAATTTACCACGGTTTATTACTACTTTAAAATCATCGATAACTTCAATTACCTTAGCTGGATACGTTCCTTTAGGCGGAAGTCCTAACTCTTTGTTTGTCGCCATTGTTTTAACTCTTAGTAATGCTTTTACTCTTGAATCTCATCGAGAATGAAAGTGAAAATGTCTAGCATTACTTTTCGAGTTTCTCTGTATTTGTTATCAAAATAATCAGATTTTGACTTTCTAATATAATCAAATGCTATTTGATTCTCATAAGAATAGTTATTGTCTCTATCGTCAGGGTTTATCCATAATTCAAACGCGCCTACATGATACGCTTCGCATGAAATACGCTTAAGCGGATTATCCAGAAAAACCTCTATTATTAATTCATCAGGAAAAAGTAGACACTGAATTATATTATTTTCAGAGCCAAGATTCCATCTTAAATTTGGATAACTTCTGTGGCAGAATTCCAATATTTTCTCTGTTACTTGTTTTATGTCCATTTGTTACTCCTGTCTATTCTTGGATTTCGTCTTCAATAAAATTAAAGATTTCTCTCACTATTTTTCTGGCTTGTTTTACTACACTCCAGCTATCATCATTCCACTCGTCATGGGTTGCAATCATAAACTCTAACTCGCTATCCTTATTATGGTTTAGACTTACTTGAAAACTACCTGACCAGGGAAGTAAAGATTTTTCTTCTGATTGAGATATTAGAAGCAACCCTAGTATATAATCGTAAGTAGCTTCTTTTTCGTAAGAATAACGCTCTTGTTTTTCCTCTGAGCGAATTTCTAGTTCTAGTTTAAACAAAGAGCAAGAACCAAAAATAAAGTGAATATCCTTACAACCATCAATATCATTATAAGAGTAATTCCATACCCATTTTAAATCTGGGTATCTTCCCTCACAAAAATTAAATAACTTTTCCGCTATTTGCCATGTGTTCATTTGTTACTCCTGTTGGGTGAAATTATTAGGAAATACCTACTGTTTCTTCTACTACAATGCCACGATGCCCGTTGCGGCTTAAAGCGTCCAAGTAAGCCATTAGCCGGCTTTCGTGCATAGAAGCTTTAATCTTGCAAGGCTTATTTCTTCTATCTATTGTCCTAATTGTGTATTTCATTTTCTCCAATCCTTTAGGTGTCTTTTGCAGTGATCTAGGTGCGCTTTAAATCTTTTGGCAGACTCTTGCTCATCTGTCCCTCTGATAAGTCCTTTGTTTTTATCAATGTCATCCTGACTTGATAATTTAGCCCATGCTTTTTTAGTTTCTTTTGCCATGATTACACCTTTACTTTTTCAAATCCACGCTGTTCTAAAATTTTATTATACTCTTTGATTTTCGAGTATAAAACGTCACGTTTTTTGCGTACATTTTCCCCAGTTTCTTGCTTGGAAATTCGATATTGTTCTGCGTAAAAATCAGCGTAATAACTAATTTTAGCAGTGTCCATATTTGCAATAAGCCTCATGATTTTCTCCTTGATTCATTACTTAAATCTTACATTATTTTACTAGAATTGTCAAGAAATTTCTGTGAAATCTTCTTTTCTAAAACAGTAAAAATGTTCTCCTTTTGTGAGGTGATCGAGTGACTCAAAGTGATAGTAGATTCCCATAGCAGTCTTAACAATCCCCAGTGGTTTGCACCGGGGGAAAATACGTCCATAGGAATTGACACGATAAACCTTTTCAGGGTATCGAGAGGGAAGGTATTGTCCGATCATTAGGTATTTATATCCTGTAGATAACAGTTAGAGAATGGAATTGAAAAAGTGATCGCAGACCCATTTAAGGTAGTTTCTACCCTCAAAAGCCATTGATTGTCAAAAGTGTCAAAAGTTGCTTCTATAACTTTTCCGACCGCTCTTGGTGGGATAGTTCGCTCTCCTATCTCTACAGATGCAGCCGTTCGTATTAATACGGTTTCTTTTTCAAGATCAGGGAGGCTATCGATATGGACACCATCAGCCGATAACTCATCGACTGGCTCTGATTCAACTTCTACTATCTCAGTGTCAGAAACTGGTTCGGGTTTTGGTGTGGGAGTGGGAGCCTGGACAATTTCTTCTTTTATCTCTGATTGGTATTCTAGGGATTCATCCTCTATCTCAAAAGTTTCTAATTCTTTTGGCTCTTGATAGTGTAATACCATACCCCTTGATTTGATCTCTAGTCGTCCATAACCAGCTTGTTCCAACTGAGTAAGTAGGGTACGGGCGATAGATGTATTTACTTTTTCCCCATTAATTTTACGCCCGCCGAATTTTTGGGCAACGTCCCGAGGTTTAATTTGACCTGCGCTTTTAACGATCTCCCAGATTTCGGATAAAATTCCCTGTACTGGATTTTCATCCTGAGATGTGACTCCTTGAATTGTCAAGAATTGACTGATATAGAAGTCGGTCATCTTAGCAGCTTTAATGGCTGTTTGCACAGGAATACTGTAAAGATTAGTATTGTCTGGATCAAATATCCAATTGAGAAGATGGATACTTAATGTAAGCCTTAAAAAGGTCTTCATTTGTTTGCCTAGGTAGGAAGCAAATGATGGATTAATCGCTCGATACTTCTTAATAAGTATCTCGTAGTGATACTTAATACCCCAGGCATAACTTTCTCCGATTTCGCTAAACCAGCAATTATAAGGATCGATAATCCCATTTTCATCAGCTTCTAGACTAATTCCACTGATTTGATTGACCAGTGTTTCGATACACTCATCAATAGAATTAGGGTCTTCTGGCGGCTTACCAGGACGAGGATCAAGGGGTTCGTGTAGCAAGAAAAGATACCGAGAAACTGCCCCATCGACATCATTAGATAAATCAAGATATTTCCTGAGTTTCTCGACTTGTATCCCACCTAATTTATTAAGTGTTTGCCCATCTAAATAGTATCGATTGTCTTTGTTTGCTCTATCGAAGGTGTTTCGGATAGGGCCATTCCAGTTGCTTAAATCTCTTTGCCGGTCATTACCTTTACCACCTGATCGGTACTGATTTAATCCTTCAAAAAATCCCGATAATTCGTCATATACGACTACCCCACCTTGCCAAGAAGGTTGCGAGGACATCGTTTTTAAGATGCCATCAAGAGTGCCTTCATCGTAAAACCACCGACGCGCCTGACAGTGTTCTTTCTCATAAAGACGAGGGTTGATTTCAGCGTTTGTTTTGTTTGCCTTGCGATCTGACGCTGACATCTCTTGCCACGCAGCTTTTAGATCGTCTAGTGTGGATTGTTCCTTAGTAACTCTTTTCTGCTCGGCTAAATCTTTTCTTTTCAAAACCCGACAAACTTCGTTTTGAGTGAGAGTTTTACCAGTGGAAACCCCGCCCAAATCTGCACAATAGAATATCGGGTATTCCTTCCAGCATTCCCTTTCTCTTACAGTAGTTCGGAGGTTAATTGCAAACCGACTTCCTAAAATAGCTCCTAGTATTGGCCATAAAGAATGCAGTAATCTGATTGGGGGTTGATTTAATGTCTTGGCACGGCTTATAATCGCTTCGGCTAAAGGTTTCGGAAGTATCTCAAAAAGATCAATCTCTTTCTGCTGATAATGCTTACCTTTCAGGAACCCTTCTAATCCTGATTTGATAGCGTCCCCTTCTGCTATTTCTGTTTTACGGATTTCAATTAAATGTCGTATGTCCGATGGTTTCTTACCAGTGGCTTTTGCCCACAGATCAACTTTTTCTTGCCACTGAGTTCGGGTGATTTCTTCCTGACCAATACAGCCGTCAATAGCTGTTATTAGGTCTTGAAAAGTCATCGTTTCTGTTACTGTGACTTCTTTTTCTTTGCTCTCTTTTATTTCTCTTGGTTTATCAACTATCGAAGTTAACAATGTATCGAGAGTTACCTTCTTTTCTTCAATCCAATTAAGAATATCTACCCCTTGAGAATCTGGTAAATGATTCCACAAAGGAGAATCTGGATAGGCATAAAGCCATTTTGCATCGGGGAAATCTTGATAAATTTTCTGGCAGTGAGCCACTCCCCCTTTGTCGCGATCAGGGCATAAAATCAGATTTGCTCCCTTTAAAGCTTTCGTGTGATCTGGCTGCCATTTGTTTGATCCGCCTATATTGCAAGTGGCAACCAGCCCAAACGACTCAAGCCTTTCTACCTTAGTCTCGCCTTCTACTACAAATATCTGGGTCCCTTCTTTAATAGCCTTTTCTAGGCGGTCTTGACGATAAAGAGGTATATCTTTGTACTTAATATCACCTATGCCCCACTTCCAAGTTTTACCATTGTCTGTATAGTGCTGCTGTTTAATATCCTTTTTCCAAATACCATCTTCTTGATAGTCCTTCCGGCACACACGGATTCTCGCCCCACTGGTAAGAGGAGGATAAAGAAAATATTGAGTTTTTTCGGTTTTGTAGTCGGAAAATTTGACTTCTTTTTTTAAAAAGTAGATTGTTTTGCCCTGACTATCTACTTTAGAAGATTTTTCCCATCCTGCTGCGGGTTCCTGATCTCGATTGCAGACCGAGAGTAAATTGCCGTCTTCGGATGTGTACATATAGCACCAATCAGGCTTACCACAGTGAGGGCAAGGATTGTTTTTATCGATCTTGACACGATTCGAGGATTGTGTTACCATAGTTTCTATATAAAAAGTGTTTTGTTTACACGACCCGCTTCCGAGCGGGTTTTTTGTTGGGGGGATAAGGTGGATTAGAACAAATCAAGGTATCTACTATCCTAGCAGAATTTTCTTGATCGGTAAATACTACACTTACACTACATCTGCAAATCCTTGCTACGCTTAGGTTTTAGGTTATACAAAGAGTTGTAAAAGGCATCTTCGCTTTCTTTTCTGGCAGTGAGTTCGGTGTCAATGGGGATAAAAAGGTAAGATTTTAGTGCAATTTCAATTGCCTCTTGGGTTTTTAGTCCTAAAATCTCTGATCTTTGGCACATCTCGTCCCATAGTTCTTTCTTAACCCGGATTGACACAACTTTTATTGGAGCATCTTGATTGGCAGACATAGTTTATACAGAATTTTCTGTATTATATCATAAAAGTTGAGATTGTTTGTAAGTTTTTTGTAAGTTTTTTGCAAGGTAGTGTAAGATAAGGGTATCTTATCAAAATACACTTTTATGGCTACACCACGATTCAATAGCGACGGAACACCTCGCAAACGAGTAAAAGCCTCGGCTTTGACAGAAAAAGGGATAAGCAAAATGTCCGACACTATTAAGGCAAAAAGGATGGGGCTAGGCATGACCCAAGCCGAATTTACTGAGTGGATACTAAAAGAAGGCCGGCGATTGGGATTACCTGGCACAGAATTTTCTGGGGGAGCGGTTCAAAACTGGGAGCTAAAAAATATCGCTAGTTGCCCTGATCTAGGGAATATGCGATTACTAGCTGCTGTATTTGGCCTTGATACAGATTCTTTTGTGAATTATCTTAATGGCGACTGGCCAACAATTCAGGATTTTCTAAAAGATACAATCAATCAAAAAAAGGATTGTATTAAAAATCCTAATTTAGTTCCCGAACTTTTTCAGGAAGCTGATCCTCAAGTTAAAGCAAAGCTTGTAATTAAAGAAGTTGAGTCTCTTTACTCAAAGCTAGATGAGTTGCAGAAGATGATTAAAGAGATCGATCTAGAAGATGTGAAAGCTTTTCTGTGTTCTGCCCCAAAGGATTTACAGAAAGAAGTTTACCAATATTTACAGGAGAAACTGATCGGGGCATAACAGAAAAAAACAGAGGGTTAACCCTCTGTTTTTTATTTGAGATTTATTGGAACATATCATTTGTTGCTTGATATGTTCCAACTGGAGTAAATCCTTGTTTATCTTTTCGGTTAATTCCATAATCACTTAAGTACGGACCGTAAAGGGGAATACTTTCTAAATGTCTATAATAATCCTTTAAGCTCCATCGGCTGCCATCAGAAAATACATAAACTGTATATCCGTAAACTATTTCAATTTTTTCTAGACTCCCAAGTATTCTTTTTGAATGAACACTTCTAAAAATCTTTTTTTCTGCCTGTTTTTTTTCTTGTTCTATTTTTTCTGGACTCAGTTGTACGGGGTCAAGCTGAGGCCACTCTGTGTGACGAGAAGGACAATCTGAGACGAAAAAAGACATAATACTCCTAATTGTTTTGATTTTTAGTTGATAACTGATAGCTAATTTTAAACTAATCTAACTTAGATAGTAAAGCTTCAATTGTTTTTAGCCCATTCCCCGCCGCTACACATCCGTCTTTAGAAGCTAAAAGCGACAAATCTACAAGTATTAATTCAAAAAAGACTGTTTTTTCTTCTTTACTAGCAAAGGGAAAAACTAAATCACCGACTACATCTGTTAGTTTTTCGGCCATTAGTGAAGTCTGTGTAGAATCGCTGTAATAGTCAATTTTTTGGCTCATTGTTTTTCTCTGATTTATTTAGTAATTTTTTACTGATAACTGACAACTAATCCTAACTTAATCTCTCTACAAAATCAATAAGTTTTTCCCAAAGAGTTACAGGAAAATCTACGGTCATTGTATCATTGTCTGTTTGCCTTGCGTTCCCCTCGTTTACTAAGGTCATCAGCAGGTATTTAATATCCTTAGCTTTGGGAGTAAGTTTAACGGGTTTTGGCTCTAATTCGTCACTGGGTTTTACGTTTCCATCAGAGTCCAAAAAAGTTGGATTTTTAGACTCTATAAAGTTGGCTGTTACCGATTCGACTAATTCCCCAGTGGCTTTTATTCCTTTTTCTTCCGCTATAGCTACAGTCTCTAAAAGAACATTTTCTTTCTCCGAGAGTGTTAGTTCATTTTTCCTTACAAGATTGTGTAAAGTCGTCTCCGATACTTTACCTTCGATTGCTTTTAATGTCGGACTAGACATCGAAGAAATCTCTAGAGTCCGATCATATTCTGATTTTTTCCATCCAGTTTTTTCGCAAAACTGTTGGTAGGACTGTTCTTCAGTTAAACCAGCTAATCTATCCTCGTGTAAATGCCGTCTGATCAGTTTCGCTTTGTCGTACACCGATAGTTTTTCGCTATCAGTGCCGTAAGAAAGCATTTGATATTCTAGATCACGGACAGTCAATCCTCCAATTAGAGGCTTAATAATCGCCGAAACATTAGGAATAATAATTCCTTGAGACGCTAAAAGCAACCAAGCTAATACCCTTCGATGCCCGTCCATAGGAAACAGTCGATCACCGTCTGCAATCAAGTGTAAAGGTTGATAAATTGTTCCCGATGCCAGTATCTTATCGGCTAGTTCTTTAATTAACTCCAAGTCGTAGGTAACGCGGGTATTCCATCCGTTTTCCCCTGCGATAACCTCGATTAAATCGAGGCTAAAGGTTAAAAGAGTTTCATCAGGCAAGACGTGCATTTTGCCGTCGTTACGAAGCCCTATTCTTGGTCCGACAAAGTGACCATTGGCTAATCTGAAAGAAATTAGCTGGGGATCGACTACGATTAACTCTCCTCTTGCAGACCCATAAGTTCTGATTTTGTCTCTTGATTTTGCGCTCATTTTGTTACTCCTCAGTTGTGCTTGGGTTGTAAGTTAGTCCCCAGATGTGAGACGTTCCGTATATTTCTTTATAATCACCCTCTACTACAAAATTAGAGGCTATAGCGATAGCTTCCATAAACAAGTTAGCATCCTTTTTCAACTGTTTAGGGATAGGAACATCTGTCTTACAAAAAGCAAGAAATAACCACACCCAAAATGTTATTTTCTTTGTAATAGATTGATTCCAATCGTAATTACCAAGAACAAGACAATCCATTATATTGCCCTTGATTGCGGATTTATAAAACAGTTCTAAATAGTCTAATTTAGGATTCTGTTTCACTTCTAATAGTAAAGTATCAACGTATTGTTTAGCTTCGGTAGGCAAGCTATTGTATTTTCTCTGAACTAGCATTGCGCGTTGAATGTCCATTGGGTTACTCCTTCTGTAGATTATTTTTAGTTGTTTCTTGCTTTATTCGTAGTCCCATCAATGGGAGAATGACATAACCCTCCTTTACAAGGTAACTAGCTATAACAAAAGATTGTAGAAAAAGACAATAGTTTTTCTTGAGAAGATTAGGTATTGCTACACCTGTTAAAATCGAAAAGATAAACTGGAGTATAGCAGTTTTAAAACGCCAAAAACATCCTACTTTCCTATTTGAATCAGCGTCAATAAATGCACTGCTTAAAAGACATTCTATATCATTGTCATCTGCTTTGATTACGCTTTCATAAACTCCTTCTAGTAGTTTTGATACAAAGGGGTTTTTTGATGTTTTAAGAACTAAGCGATCAACATATTGCTTGGCTTCTGTTGGCAACTTAGCGTAGCTTAAGTTGATTAGCACTCGATAGGTCAGGCTTTTCATTTTTTTACCCCTTAGTTGTATTGTCGGTTATTTCTTTATACCAGCTTTTTTCTGCTAGAAAAATCGACGCTAGTGTTAAAGCTTCTCTGAAAAGATCAAAATCTTTTTTAAGAGGAGAAGGAATAGCAACTCCTGTACATATAGGCATGAGAATAGTTATAACCCAAAATTTAACCCGATTAATAAAAGAGAGATTCCATTTACCATCGAATAAGTACAGATAGACGTATCCTTTTTGTATATCTCCTTCCCACCACCAGATTAATATCTCTTTAGTTATTTGGCTAGTTTGAGATTTTTTTAATAAATCATCAATCCAATTTTTTGAGTCAAGAGATAATTCGAGATATTTATTTTTAATCATAAGCTTATACAGCTCCTCTTTGAGATGCGAGTTGATGTTCACTGTTTTACTCCCTAATTGTGCTAGTTTTTACTTTTAAGGCATTTTTAGGTCTTCATAGCGTTTTCCCCATTCGTTAACAAGAATCGTAATTTCTGGAAAATTAATCGCCTTACCTTTAATCCATATATACGGATTATTTGATTCCGATAAACTTGTTAATGTTTCAAATAGCAAGTTCGTAGATTTCAATTCTACAAATGTTAAATTAATCTTGATTACTTTTTTAGTTTTGCCAGAATCGCAAGTAATCTCAAAATCTGCCCTTAATTGCTGTACTTGATCAATACCTACACTAAAAACTAGGTTAGCTACCAATCCATGCAAGCAAATATTTTCGACTTGTCCTGTACTTAAAACTTTCCATTGGTTTTTGCTGCTTTCAACTAAGATTTCTTGTATTTGCTGGAAAGTCAGTTCATCCCACCAATCACGACTTAAGAGATTCAGATTCATTTAATACTCCTTAATTTCCATTTTTAGATTTTTTAGCTTTTCAGGTCTTTATAGGTTGCTGATAACTGACGACTGACAACTGGCAACTAATTAAAAATCTTCACTGAGAAGTTCACCAGGATCAATATTTTCACTGCGAACTTCTATTACTGGCTTTAGCCTTGCGTCTATAGCTTTTTTTAGGAGGTCGGCCAATTCTTTTTCAGAGGTTGCTTGTTGGGCGATTTGCAAAGCTTCTGGTTGAGGTAATCCTTGATTTACAGCCCAAGTAATTCCAGCCTGCTTGCGATCCTCTGACAGTGATTGCGAAGCGTTGAACAATTTTACGTTTCCCGTTGACGCAGGAGTTAAAGTTCTGACAGGTTCTACATTTCCCGTAAATTGTTGAAAGGCTTTTGTTTCAATGACTTCTAGAACTTGAGACGCTCTGCTAGGGTGAACACGGATTGATAAAAGACTAAAAGTCTTTCGTCCCCTTTTTCCGTCTGGTAAGGGATAAGATAGCTCTCTTGACCCGCGTTCTAATAGAAAAGGGATACCAATCAAACTACCAGCCGATGTTTCAATAGCTAGTAGTTGCTCTGTTACTCCGATAATATCCCACTTTGAATGGGTTTCGACTTCAAAGTATCCTAGTTCACCTAATTTAGGTAAAACAATCTGCAATCGCCCAACTTGCTTGCATTTACACCCTGAATAGCTTCCATCAGGGTTTTGTTGACGGTTGCACGGGATAGGATTAGTGGCAATCATTTTGCCACTAAGTTGGTAGATATGTTGCTTTTCTTCGTCACAACGAGAAACTAATCCCGTAGCTCCCCAATCTTCCATCCAACAAGGAAATACCAAGTCTGTATAAGGAAAAGGTAGCAAGCAATCTAATTGCTTAGGCTCTTTCCCGTAAATAGCGGTAAATTTTTCGTTGATTCCTTGAATATCAGAATCAATGCGAAAATATTCTAAATCATCTCCGCTTATTAGAGTGCCAGGTCTTTTAGGGTTTTCTTTTTTTTCTCCCCCTTTGCGAATTTTCCCTAGCATAGGAAACCGGGCTTGTCTTGTTGTCAAAGATTTTATAGGCATTGTTTTTACTCCTAAAACGGGAGGTTACTCTGTAATTCAGAATAAATAGATGATGGAAACTCATCTATTTCTTTACCAGCAAAATATTTAGTAATACTGGGGCAAGCGACGCTGTGAGCCTCTGTTATTTCTTGCAGTTTCGACATAACCACTTGCTGTGCTTGATTTAAAAGAAATTCATAGCAAGCATCAGCATCTTCGTCGTCTTCTGGTTTCCCATGAATATTTATGCTTACATTCACAGACTCAAAGTTGCCAAGATTGACTTTCTGGCTATAATCTACCGAGATATGGGTGATAAGCATCTCTCCTCTAAAATTTGATTAATACAATCTTATAGTAGATTGCTAGAATTGTCAAGTATTTTTAAAAAAAAACTTGCAAAAAACTTACAAAAAGATAATAGTACAGAAGAACTAAGTTATTATCGTTAATAGATTGTAGATAAGGATATTAACAATGAAAGTCTTGATATATATAGGTTTCATCCTTTGTTGATACTGTTAACGCTATCCCCCAATATTATTTTTTTTACACTCTTATTGTCTAGTCTGTTTATTATTCCTTCCTTTTTATTTTTCCTCTATGATCCGTCAACGGCATTAACAAAGCCTGAAACCTAGTCAGGGTAAAGGTTTCGATTGTCGATAACCCTATTAACAATCTGGTTACAAAAGAACAGTAGATATATTTGATACAAAAGTACCTATAGTGACACTTGATAAACTGGCACACTTCGCCAACACCTGTCGAGAGAATTGATCTATATTAGAAAAGTAAGTAAAACACACATCACAGATATGGCTAACTCCAAAAAGGTAATGACTGCTCAAGAATTTGCTGATTATATCAACCTCCGGACTACCACTCCTGAAATTTTAACTGCTGCAGAAGTAGCCTATTACAGAAGATCATATTATCTCCCAGGGTCTTTACTAACCAAGGCTTTTGCTGAAAAAATTATTCAGCGATGGAATAGTATAGATATGGAGGAAGACGGAGATCCTTATGGGATATTGGGATGTAACACTAGATAGTAAATCGTCAGTTATCAGCAAACAATCATTAATAAGAGTAAAACAATGGTAAATGAAAAAATGCTAATGGGTCGTAATAATTTATTAGAAGAGTCGAGAAAAACAAAAACTCAAAAAGTTAGAATAGCGTGGCATTTTTCCAAAATTTAACTGGCAGAATTTATAGATCGTGAAAAAGAATTATCTGGACACGGAAAATGGTTTGATTATAGCGAAATAGCTACGCTCGAAGCTTGGGTTTGTAAAATGAATAAAGAATATGACGACATATTCCATTATCTTCAATTTTGTGAGAAATAGCTTGTAATTATGCCCCTAAAATTACATCTCGCTAATCCCACTATGTCAGGCGATAATGGTCTTGATTCCAGTCAAATAATCGTTGCCAGTGATTCTTTAAAAGACACTGGATAGCTTGAATTTTGAAAAACTCGTACTGTGTAAGCCGATTGGACTGACCCCCAGTCGGCTATCTGTTGCGATTCTGTGTAAACGACGCTTCGGGCTGACAATACTGACCATTCTCGTTTTATTGTGTCCCCATCGTAAATTCTAACTACATAGCTGTCCAACTCTCCTGCTGCGTAAGCAATGTCGATATAGTCGATCCAACGACCATCTAACCGCGTCCGTCGATACCAAGTAATAATTAAATCGTTATTATCTTTTTCGCCTCTTACAGCACAAGGGAAAGGCTTCAATCCTTCTAAGGTGATTGTGTGAGAGACTTCCTCCTCTATATCGGTTTCAAGTAATCCATTAGGAACTACTTTTAATAAATATTCTCGATTAATATCAGAAAGATTTAAGGGGAATCGAACTAAATAATTAGTTAGTAACACAAATTTTTCTCCTATTATATGCCTAGAGATAGCCGGTTCAGTTCCTTTGACTCCACGAATTGTATATGAAATATCAAAGGTCAAGGGATTGTTGGACACAATAGCAGCATTTTTAAACGCTATAATTTCTCCAGTAGAAAACCAACCTAATTGTTTGCCTGATAGAAATGTTTCAAGAGTAACTGGCTCTAATTGCCCTGAATTCATGATTACTCGTATCCAATTTAAATCGTCAATAAAACTAGGAGAAGCGTTGTTAAAATTTGGGGAGAAGCTTAATACAGTACCAGTTACGCTGTTGACAACATTGCCAACAGCAAAATCATAACTTAAGCCGTTGTCATCGGAATAAAATAAGGCTCCTCTGTTAAAACTAGAGTTACCTTCAATTGCCACATAAATTCCTGCGTCGGCATCTCGGCTATTAACTATTGGGCATTCAATAGGAATAGCGTTAGCGCGTCCGTAGGGACGAGGAGTGTTATTGTCTGGCGGAAATTCGTTATAGGAACGAGGAATGTTATTGTCATTGTCTGGCGGAAATTCGTTATCTATAGGAATATCTGGCAAATATCCTACTCCTTGAAATCGAGCAGCTTCAATTTCAATTAAATAATTTACTCCTCTTACTTTCTTTGTAATTTGCATCAATTCTTGATGGTAATTGTTATTATCATCAGTAAAAATTATATCCCCAACCTTTAAATTTTCCCATGCTGGTAATAAAAACATTTTTGAGAAAGTTTTTGATTGCGTTTTCCCTAAAAAAAGAATTTTTGAGGCAATATTCATAAAAAACATATCTATGTCTATTAGCTTAGTTTGGAAACTAAGCTCGTTTGTGTGAGTATCTGATGGGTCTTTAGCTACTGCGGTAATAGTTTCATAATTTTTTAAAACATTTAGTCCAGATACCGTAACGGCACTAGGGGTTTCTCTAAAATGAGTCAGTTTTTTTTCATTAAGGTCAATAGGATTTTCTCCAAATTTTTTAGACCCAAAAGAGCTTTTAGGGATAAAAATAGGATCAGATGATTGTTCTTGTCTTTTAAAAATGATTTTATCTTTTGGCTCCCCTGTCACAATAAAAAAAGCTCTCATAAGTTCTTCTAACTGATCAGCAAAAGATGTTCCATCAAACAATAAATCAAATCCTTGAATTCGGTAATTATCAGGAATGTCAGTTACGTCAATTTGATCGTCTGTTCTACCAGCTAATTTACAAATAGTTTTCAAAATATCTTTTATTTTTGGATTGTTTCCACTTTCTCCAATCACCTCAACATCAATAGTAGGAAATCCAGTGCCGTCATAATTAGCAATCGGATAATTATTAAAAACTAAAAAAGACATTCCAGTAAAAGCAGGTACTGGATTAGATTCTTTTGATTGAATTACTGACGATGGTGTAGTTTGATTGCCAGTATAAATAGTTGTATGTTCAATAAATTTTAGGCTTTTTTCGTCGTTAGTTTCGGAATTGTAAACAAGGACCCTATTCATCCAAACCCGCCTAACAGAGCCAATTTTTCTAGCAATTGGATAAGCGGCTGTCAGAAAATAAGTGTAAACTTCGGTAGTTTGCCCACCACCACCTTTTCCGCCTTGTTTTTTGGATCTGACGACTTCCTTAAGGGGAATCCCCCACATCATAGTTAGCCCTTCTTTCCTTACCCTTCCAAAAGGATAGGATAGGCTTCTGCCGTATTCAGCATCAGGAACACCAGTATCCTCAATTTTTCCTTTTTGTTGAGTAGGGGGTTTAGGAGCAAATAGAGATAATAATAGGTTAGCTCCGATCCCTATTGCTACGGGAATGAGAAAATTAGCCACGGCTTTTTAAAAGATAGTATTTTCTCTATTCTAAGTGGATTGGGCTAGATTTGCACTAGCGTGGAATTACTCTACAGATTTACAGTCTGTCGCCTTCGACTACTCGGCCACCAATCCTTGTTTAAATTTATCTTACTATAATTCTTAATGCTTGTCAATCATATTGGTTTTTGATTTTCTTGATTCTTTTGAGATTCTTGCAAATTAAGAAGTTGAAGCATTGCTTCTCCTGCGTCTTTACGCGCCATGTTACAAGTCCAGAGTCTTTGTTCATTGCGCTTGATAATGATAATTTTTGTATCAGAAACCGAACAAACTAAATCATTTTTCTGTTTTATTAGCTGATTAATAGCTTCTATTCGTTGCTCCTGTTCTAGTTGGGAAACGGGTTGAGGGTTTTCTCCATACTCTTGTGTGGAGAAAACAACAGCTAACATAAAACTTTTTGTTTCTTTAAACTGAAAACGAATAATCTGCCAACTAAATTCACCATCAGGCTCTAATTCTCGATTCCAAATATTTAGAAAGGTTTCTAAATAACCTTCTAATCCTTTTTGAGTTTGACGGTTTTTATTAATATCACTGAAAAGTCCTTGATGCTGTTGAGGATAGTTTTCAACAGGTTTTACTGACTCACTGTCTTGAATAGAGCAAGAATGACAAGAATTAAATGGAAACATAAAGGGCATATTGATTGCTATCAAGATATTAGGAAAGTTTAATAATTTGTTACAGATTAACTATATTAGATTTATTCTCTGTAAAAATTAAGATTACACCAAAAGGAATCTTTCCAAAAATTTATCAATTTTATATTTTTTTCAGCTATTAATTTTCGCCAAAGACGAAAATTCTCAAAAAAGTTATACCATCCAAAAGGAACATCCTCTCTAAGGGTAGTCCAAATAATAGGTAAATAGCTGTCGATAGGTTTATAAAGTTTGTTACAAACATAAATATAAAAACCAAAAGACAAAGTGTAAAACAACCCTTTGGTGATTAACATAAATCCCCATACAGAAATTAAAAACAAATTCAAGATTAAGGTTATCGGTTTTATTTTCATTTTTGACCTTTAATAGATTTTAAAGTTATTACTATGCTAGTTACACAAAAAAGCCAAACATACCAAAATTTAAAAAGCAATTCTGTTTCTGTTAAATGTAAATGAATGAATCTAATACCGAAAATTATACAAGTATTAAAACTCATGATAGCAATCAAAAGGTAATAGTTTATTTGTTTAGTCTTTTTCATGTCTTATTAGTTTAATCTTTTTAGGTGTTCTATGTTACTTTACTACAATTAAAGTTATTTGTCTATAGTTTTGATAAGAAAATAAATTAAATTTACTTTTTCCGGTGTCAGTGTTTTGATTTTTATTAAGATTTTTACTAATTTATCCTTAAGTTCTTTTTTAGTGGGTTCTGTGTTAGTTGGTTCATAGATGAAAGTTTTGGCACTCCCATCTTGTTCTATTTTAGTCAAAGTGTATTTTTCCATGATCATAGTGCCTTCTTTTATGTGTAGGTTTATCTTAATATATCTAGCCCTCGATTTCTGATTCTTTGAGCAAAGTCTTTATTAAATACTTTTGATTTTTTAATCACAGTAATCTGATTGCTTGGCCAGTATTCTAGCAGAAAATCAACGAGTTCTATTGAAGTTGTGTGTATTCTAGCTTCTTTGCTGTATCCTTTTAGTAATTGGTAAAAAAGAAATAGTCCACTAAGCAGGTCTTTTTCAATTACCCAAAATACTAATCTAATTAATGTATTGCTAAGTCGCCAGTGTTTTAGAAGTTGGCATAGTTTTGTTTCCTCTAATTGCCAGTAACTGAAAAAATCTAAAACATTAGAGATTACTGGGTAGTCGCTTCTACTTACGAAGTCAGATACTAGAGCATCGATTGCTTCTAGAGATTGACACATCCCGATGGATGCAATCGATAATCCCTCTAATTTATATCCTGAGATAATTTGTAGCATGGTTTTGGAGTTTTGTTTTGTTTTCTTGCCTTAGTTTGCCTTGCCTTGTCTTGTATTTGTTTCCTTGCAATCTACTTAACAAGTCAAGCCGATTGTTACAAAAAAGGAGATTAAAAATGTATAACGATTATAGCACTTGCAATCTACTTAACAAGTCAAGCCGATTGTTACTCCCCTAGATAGCGAGGATCGGGAATTTTGGCAATGCTTGTAATCTACTTAACAAGTCAAGCCGATTATTACGTGGCAACGACCTATCGCCCTATCTGAATTGGCAACTTGCAATCTACTTAACAAGTCAAGCCGATTGTTACTAACCCCTCTATCACTCTCTTGATTACGGAGGGGGCCAAACTTGCAATCTACTTAACAAGTCAAGCCGATTGTTACCCAGTCTCCCAGAGTGTAAGCTGCGTATAGCCTGCGTTGACTGTTTGCGCGGGTTGCGAGTGGATCGACCTTTTCCTTGTTTTTTTCTTGGGTGTCACTGGCTCGGAGGTCAAAACCAGTAAGGTTTCGAGGGTTTCTTCCCCAAGTAACAATCGGCTGGACTTGTCAAGTAATTCCTCCTGCGCTGATTCCTTATCGAAATCCTTCAGAGGCTTAACTTCCCCGGTACAAGCCGGGTAGCTTCTTACGAAGTCTGCTTTCCCTAAGATGTTGATTGCGGCGGCCACATCTCTGGGTAAAGTACATCCACACTCTAAACATTTATGGGTGCGGGTTGATAAACTTTTTTTAACACGATTGCCACAGCGAGGACAATCCTGACTGGTGTAAGCTGGTTGAACCTTGATAAACTCTCGGTTGGGAGTTTTCATTTTCGTTTCAAGAAAACCGGTTAATTGCCCTAAACTAGCATCAGCAAAGGATTTATTTAATCCCCCTTTGGCTTTCGCGTTATTGCGTTCGTAGCCTTTACCGTCTTCTCTTTTTTTCGGTTTAGGTCGTCGCATTAAATTCTTTAAGTTGAGGTCTTCTACGGCTACAGCGCCATGATTTCTAGCAATATCGGTACTTAGGGCATGATTAAATCCTTTGCGTTGTCTTGCTATTTTTTCGTGAGTTTTAGCAACTTTAGCACGAGTTTTAGCGAGATTTTTGCCGTCTTTATTTTCCCCTGCTTTATACTGTCTAGCGGTTTTTCTTTGCAGTTTTGCTAGTCTTTTTTGCTGTTTTCTATAGTATTTGGGCGGGTCAATTTGTTGTCCGTCGCTGGTACTAATTATATATTCTAGTCCTACGTCAATACCGATTGCTTTATCGGAATCAGGTAGATCATCTACTTCAAATTCACCAAATAGACTTAGATAATATCCCGATGGGTATTTGATAATTGATACGGTAGAGGCTTTTCTGTCACCCCACCGAATGTCTAAGATATTGTTGATAATCTTTAAATCGCCTAATGTTTTACCACAGCTACCTATAGATATTTTATCCCCTTTTCTAACAGCGCAATCGCTGATCTCAGAATAAAGAGATTTAATTTTATCTTCTTTTCTTTTAAATCTAGGAAGTTTCCTGTCTAAATTCTTTTTATCGAGTTTGGTGTAAGCTTTCCAGGAATCAGCAAGCTTTTTTAAAACCCCTTGGACAAAAGCCATAGGGATGTCCTTGCATAGTTCTGGACATTTTTCTTTTGTAATACAGCCACATAACCCAAAATAATTATCAGATTTTAACCGCCGTTGAATAGGAATATGAACAGAATAAGAGTGACCTGCTTTTTGTCTTTTTTCTCTAGCTATCTGTATTTTAACTTTTTGCTTGCCAGTTAAATATTTGGGGGTGTAAAGGGGATTAGGAAGGGATTTACCTTTTTCGTTTTTCAGGGAGTCAATAAATTGAGGTTTTTTAGCTAAACGACGTTTAACCCGTTTAACTGGTTTTCCTGTTATTTTCTCAAGCTCGTCGTAATATTTATTAAGCTGATATTCCATCAGTAGCTCTAGTCCAAAATTCCAGACAGCTTTAAGCTCGTCCATCCAGCGATCAATATAGGCTCGCTGAGTGGCATTAAGGTTAAGTTTTATGTCCGCAATAGTTTTCTTGACTAGCATGGCTTTTATGGATCGACCTTCCTTTATTCTTATTTAAATTTACCATAACCCTACTAGAAATGTCAAGTAAGAAGTCTAAAGATTTTTAATGTCAAGTAATGGGATACCAGTTTCCGCCTCAAATATAGCCCAACCTTTATAAAAGTCAAAGCCAGTAGTATCAATATGAAGGGGAAAACCTAGCTCTTCCCAACAGTATAATAGTCTTAGTACGTCAACAATCTGAACCGTATAATTTAATCCTGTTTCAGTGATGATAAATTTTTCAAAAATCTCTGGGGCAACTAAAACAGAACAATAGCTAGTATCGTTAAATTTACCAGATTTTTTGGCTAATTCAGAAGTAATTGCGATCAAAATCTCTTTTGTAAGTAATCTTTCTTGCGATATATTGCAACTATCTAAGTTAGTCCAAGCGGTAAATTTAACATAATTAGATCGGGGATTAAACGTAACTTATAGTAGAAAAAGGTGCTAAACTATATTTGACTAACTTAAATTTACTACAAGCCTACTAGAAATGTCAAGTAAAAATTATTATCCTCTTAACGTCCGTACATCAGAATCAGAAGAGAAAAAGCTAAAAAACTACTGTAAAGCCCAAAAGCGGTCAATAACCGAGGTAATCCGGGAATTGATTAGAAGTTTACCCGATGACTGATACTCAAGGATGTTATTGGGATAGCTAACATTAAAAGTGCCAGTTCACAGACCGGCACTTTTAACTTTATTCTCCGATTAACAGTTACTTGACGATTTTAGTGAGAAGAAAGAAATAGTTAAAGAGAGAAGATTAAAATAATCCTCTCTCTTTTTTAGTGTTCTATGCTGGCAGTCATTGTTAGTTTGTAGTTAGATTGTAGATATTGTTATTAACAATAGAACCCTTGGTATATATAGCTTCTAGACTTTGTTGATACTGTTGACACTATCCCCCGATATTATTTTTTTACGCTCTTACTGCTGAGGCTGTCTTTCCTTTTTACCCCATTTTCTTTTTTTCTCTATACGACATCAACGACATCGACAAAGCCTGAAACCTAGACAGGGCAAAGATTTCGATTGTTAATAAGGTTATTAACAATCGAATTACAATCTAACTTCCCACGGTATCGCCTCTTAGTTACGAGGAAAAAACTCTGGACATCTTTTTTTAGCGTTTTCAAGAATTGCTTTTGTTTGACCTCTCACAATTTCATCGCGCAAAATATACAGTATTTCCGATCCTGATCCTGTCCCCGTCCCTACTCTTGCTGTTGCGTACGGAAAAACGGCAGAACTGATCGCCGATGTGGTTTCCCTTAGTGTCAGTCCAGACTTGAGATACTGACAAGTTCTTTTCTCAAGTATCTCTTGAGTCTGGTTGTCGAGGGATAGTGCCTCGGTAGGCATCATTCCTAAAAACAATAAGCTTAAAATAATCTTTCTCATTGGGTTTATGGTAATTTTCTATTATTTTACCACTCCTAAAGTAGGTACTCGATACTTTCTATTAACGATAAACGTTTTACCAAAATATCTAAATACGTTTGCATTGCCTCTGATTGCTGTTCCAAAAGAGCTAGTTGCTCTAATGAAATGCTTTCATGTGGCGATTCCAACGCCTTGTTTAAAGCAGTTAGCCTTTCTTCAAGCTCCGTTTTCTCTTGTTTTAATCTATCTAACCAGGACATAATCAATCCTCCTCTATTGTGTAAACTTATTCTAACTTTTCACGATCCAAAAACGAATAAATTTTTTTAATCAATTCTCCACTATCAGAAAAAACATTACTATCGGAATATTTGGTTGTACTGGCTTCTTCAAAAAATATATTAATTCCCTCTGACCATTCAGCTTTTAACTCTGAGTCATCTACTTGCTCTAATAGATTATTACTAAGAGATTGAAGTTCTTGAAGCTGTGTTTTGACATGAGGTGCTTTAGCATAAATTCTTCCCCAAGTGGTCAAAAAATCGAGAGTTTGTTCGGCAATTAAAGGGGTTCCGTCCGCAAGGCTAACTTTAAAAAAAGCGTCGAGGGCAGGGGCAAGAAGCGCAAAAATTGGTAATTCCCAACTATTGACAGAAGCGGTAAGAACAAGTAGGCTGATTCTAGATGGACTATCAGAGGGAATACTATTGCGAGATAAAATTGACGCAATAAATAACCAAATAACCTCATTATTAATCTCGCCGTCATTCTGTAGAAGCTTAAGTCCCAATACTCCTAATCCGATTTCTAAAGCTTCGATCGATCCCAGTGTCAACAGAGCGGCAAACTCTCTAACATGACTATCTACCTTTCTCAGATTGCCGAAAGCTCTATCAATTTCTTCTCTAGCTTTATCACTATCGCCAGAGTCTAAAAATTGTTGTACTATTCTAAGTGTCGTTGTCATTCTGTTTGGGGCAAAGGGATAAAGGTAGCTTTCTATTATTTTACCACTCCTAAAGTAGGTACTCGATAAACCAGTACAGGCGGGTATTCATGAATATAGGTCTTCATCACGCCATTTATTGAGTCAGCGTGAATGTACTCACTATCTCCCAGATAAATCCCCACATGACCATTTACTCCTGACTTACGAAACATCAAAATATCTCCTTTACACAAATCACCTTCAACTCTATCTAGTAACCGATCAAGGAATTTGACTAAGAAGTTATTCCGGGGAATCCGTTCGTAGTTTTCAATAATGAAATCATGGGGCAAGAATCCGACTTCAATCCCTACGCCAGCGATAAATCCTACACAATCGGTTCCAATCCCTTTAAGCGATTGACCATGAAACCAAGGAGTACCGAGCCATTCAAGAGCTTCGGTAACAATTTGATTACCCAAAGAATCGTTTTTTAGTTCGTTCATTTTGTGTATTTTCCCGTTCTTTCAATTGATTCAAACTATAACCCATATCATTCCTTGATTCTACAGTCACGTTATTGGTGTTATTGATTATTAGAGACTGATTAGAGCTATTGTTATTTGAGGTCGTGGAGTAATTAGGCTTGCCCCCGACAAATCCCCCGTTGGCGTAGTTCTTAATAGGAGCATTATTTCTGTAGTCTAGATAGGCTTCTGTTTCTTTAGGGTTGAGAATTAATTCATCTTCATTGGCTACGATTAATCGAGGTTTCCGCCCTCCTGACATTGCTCGTTCACGCTGAAAAGCTGAAATGATATTTTTCTCTATCGGAACATTGGCATCTCCAACTTTCCCGCCATCACTAAATAAGCTGAATCCTGTACCTAGAGAAAAGGCAGAAGCCGGAGCAGAAGCAAAGCTAGAGGCTCCTATACTACCAAGTGATCCAATCGAACCAAGTCCGCCTAGTCCCCCACTAAAAATCCCTGTTATTCCGCTAAGTAGCCCGTTAAATAAGCCACCTCCGCCACCGCCACCAAAAATAGAGGAAAAGATGTTACCTACTGGTTTAAAGATACTGTTTAGGGCATTAGTGAAAAAGTTACCCACTGGCCCGATGATTGCATTAAATACTGACTCAAATGCCTGAGTTATTGGTTTAGTAAAACCATCGATAGCAGAAGTTAAAGCATCGATAGCAGGCTTAGTAATACCCTCGACAAATTTAGTTGCAATATTTAAGCCAAGACTACTAAAAGCCGATCCTATTCCTTTTCCTTCTCTAATGTCAGAAAAGAAGCTTTCAGCTGCGCCACGATTCGGAGAGGCATCTAATGCTACTCGCTCTAATCTTAATTCTGCAAGTTTTTCCCATTCTGATCGGATATTAGCTACAAAATCAGCGTATTGTGGTAAGTCTTTGTAAGGTTCTAAATAATCCTCTAGTTCTTCTTTTTCTTTTTGTAGGCTAATACGTTCGGCAAGGATAGCAGAATCATCAAATAAAGTCGGTCGGGATTGATTCTCTAGCTTTAATCTTTGAATAGTTAAATCATTTAACCGATCACGGATACTCCTGACTGTATCTCTGGTTTTTCTAAATGATGCTTCTAAGGTAGCTACTCCCTGATTCTTGCCTAATCGTTCAATTGCTTGATCAAGAATTGTTACCTGTTCTTTAGCTGATTCAACGCGTTTAGCTAAAGCATCGGCATTTTTTAGAAACTGTTCTGCCACATCAGCAGGCATTTTTCCTAATGCTATTTGTTCGGCTACTACTTTTTTAATATTTTCACTCATTTTTTGCCATCCGTCGGCATTTAAAAGTAAAGTCCGTCGCTGGTCTTCTAGTGATTCAATCTGAGAGCGATATTGTCGAGAGACTTCTGTAGCACTCTTATTAATTTCTTCTTGTACTGTCAGATACCCTTTAGAGTTGATAGTCAAATCAGCGACATTCTCAGAAGCATCTCTTAAAGTACGTTCTAATGCACGGGCATCTTCCTCTTGCTGCCGACCAAATTTAATAGCACGGTCTAGTGTGGTGTCTATCAAAAATGATGCCTCTAACTGCCGTAAAAGCTCCTCAGCGTTTTGGTTGGCTGTTTCAGCGTTGCGAATTTGATCAGCGGCCGCATCAAGATTACCCGTAGGAAGATTGGGAACGGGAGGTAAATTAGGACTCTGGAAGTTAATCGGATTGTCTTTAGGAACCGGTGGTAAATCGGCATCCCAGAAGTTATCTTGATTTTGATTAGGTAAAGTCGGTAATTGGGCTATAGGTGGGGGACTACTAAATTCTGGACCACCTTTTCCTTCTTTTGTTTCTTCTTTTGTTAAAACACGGGGAGGTTGTAAAACAGGAACAGAAGTGGGCATGGGGACAGGAGAAGGGTTAGGGGTGGAGTCTTTAATGGATTGGCTAATTGCATTAGTAGCATTAGTTATTATTGTTCGATTATTTAGTTGATTGCCGTTAATGTTTGCATAAGCAGTTACAATATATTCTTTCCCATTAATGTTTACCAGTCCAACGTTACCAATAACTTTAGAGTTATTTCCAATTTTTCCGCCGATTTCATTATTATACTTAAAATTTCTTGTTTGCCTCAGAGATTGTTCAGCTAATTGACTTGCAGGATTTTGATTTTTAATTAAAGACTGCATAGCTAACGTTACGTCTTGTGCTGTTGAAATGTTTGGAGTTCCACTGCCTGGTATATTTAAATACCTAGAAATAGTAGTGTTTTTATAACCTTCTTTTTTGGCTAATTCTGTAGCTCTGGTTAGCCCACCTAGCCGATCAATTAAAACATTAGTTGCCGTATTATCTGACTTTTCCAGCATTAACTGTATTAACTGTTCAACTGTTCTAACTTGATTGGCTTTTAATTGTCCGTGTGGATCAACCAAAGGCGATTTTATGGCGATAGCATCTTTTAAGGAAAGTTTTCCGCTTGCTATTTCTTTGGCAATCAAATCAGCAATAATAACTTTAATTGTACTAGCTGGCGACGCTGGGGGTGTTTGAGCATTTTTAGAATATACAGTTTCTCCGCCAACTTCTTGAACTAAAACAGATTGAATATTTTTTGGTAATCTGTTGGTGATTTGTTGCTGAACTGATGGAGAAGGGCTAGGGATGGAGTCTCTAGAACCACCTTGACCGCCGCGACTTGTTTGTTTGCCGTCAAGATCGACAAACATTGAATTAGCTCCTGATTGAACTACCCAGTTAGCAATTTTTGCAATTTGATTAGGATCAGTAAAAACGAGACAACCTGCGCTGCCAATCTTTAAATCGTCTAAATGGAATCCGATTTGTGATCTTCCAGTAGAGAATTTTGGTTCGGCTCCTATCCACGCAGGTCCAACAGTTCCTACTGGAATTTGACTGGGATTATAATTTCTAAACTGTCCAGAATTAAATTGTCGAAGATAGCGAGAAGCGTGGTTAGCGTCAATAGACCAATTACCGTCAGGAAGTGGAGTTTCACTGCCACGAATATTAGTTTTATTTGTGCCAATTGCAGACTGCGTTGATGGTCTTCCTGTTACTCCTCCGATAACAGTATCAATTATTTTACCATCTTTTATTAAATCAAACCGTAGGATTTCTAGTCCTTCAGGAGTTTTTTGTCCAGAACGACGAACAAAAATAGTTGAGGAAGTAGAAGCCGATGGAGTGGAGGAAGGTTGTTCATATTTTTTTACAATTTCTTGATATTTTCTTGTTAAACTTTCTTTGCTTCTTTCTCTTTGCCCATATCCAGCACCAGGAAAAGCTGCCCATTCTTGACGAGCGGCAAATAAAGCACCCACCACATCACCTTTTAAAACTTCATCTAAAGCGCCTCTCATCATAATCCGGCTTATTGCCACTAAATCCTGAGATGTCGGTGAAAAATCTTGTAATCCTAATTTCGCTTTTTCTTCATCCCACGTCGCTTGCATTATCTGGTATCTTCCAGCAGCGTCAGACCTTAATCCGTTTTTTGAAACTCTTTGTCGTGGATGATCTCTAAAAGAAACAAATTGTCCATGTCCAAATAAAGTGTTGTATCCTTCATTAGGCATATAATCAGTGCCTTCTGCATAGGCAACAAGATCAAGAAAAGCTCTGATTTGAGGATTATTCAAATATTGAGATGCTTGCTGTCCGCGAGGGGTTAGTGTAGAGGGTAGCGTGGAAGATGTGGGGAATGTGGAAAATGAAGCAGGCGGCGGTAAAAACCCTCCCCCATTCCACACAGGAGCAGGGGCGAAATTACTAGGTGCTGGTAGTATCAAACCTTCCTTAGCTTTTCTAATTGCCTCAGCAGTTTCCTCTATACTTTTTACTAAGTCTTCTCCAGAAGTCTTAATATTTGGGGGAATAGCCACTAACTCAGAATTGATTAATTTAATTGGTTCTGGAAGTGTATTAAGATTTGTGACAATATCCTTGATTGATTGGGGAATAAAGCCTAATTCTTTATTGGTTTGTCGGATTAAATCAGCTAGAGTACGATTGAGGTCTTCCTGAGTCCGTTTAATATCTTCAATCGTTCTTAGTCGGTTTCTTTCAGCCTCTTGCTGTTGCTCTTGTAGGTTGCGAATATTTCTTAGGGTAGAGATATAGGAAGTTTCTATCTCCTCGGTTCGGGATTGGAAGGTGCGTCCGCGACTAGCAAGGTCAGCTTGTCCCTGCACAAATTCTAGGAAAATGTCACCTAATTCTTTACCAGCGTCGCTTGTACCGGGTATTAATAACCGGTTTTTGACTTGCTGCACCCTGATTCTATCGGTTGTATCTAATAGTTGATTTTGGGCATTTAAGAGGTTCTTATCGAGTTCTCTGACTAAATCACTGTAACTTTCAGATAGGGAACGATTTTCTTTAAATGCTGACAGTTGAGCGTCTTCAATCTGTCTTCTGTAATCCTCAATCTGACGATTAAAGTCGATTATCTGACGGTCAAGGTTGCGGTAGTAGTCTTGTAGTGATGTTTGTTGCTGTAATAGGTTAGCGCGGGCTTGTTCTAGGGCTAATCGGGTATTATCAACCTCTTGCTGAATCACATTAGGATCGTCTGACGCACTTTCTAATCGACGATAAGCCTCTCCTAATAATCTCTCTTGGTTGCGAACTTCTGATAAGGCATCCTGATAGGAAGCGGCTGGACCCCCAAAGGGTAATTGCCTTAAAGTAGCAATTCTCTCGTTGACATTGGCACCGACTATTGATGCTTGTCTGGCATTTCTTGCGCGCTCTCGTCTAGCGTTAGCAATTTCTAGTTCTGTATCAACAATTGATTTATCAATAGTTAAAGTTTGTCGTCTAATAGATGCTTGCTGTTTAGCTGTTTCTAATACCTGTTTTAATTCAAAAGGCGCTTGATCTCCCAACTGTTGTAACCGATCACCTATAGCTTCTGGTGACACACTTCCCTGCTGTAATGCCGTTCTAAAATCTATTCCATTTAATTCAGGCATTAACTCAGTTATTCGCTGATTAATCAGATCTGTTAGGGTGTTTTGTAATTCTTTTTCTTTAGTTGCCAGTAATCCATTAAGCGAATTAAACTGATCCTTGACAATAGATAGGCTCTGTTCTCTAACGGTCAAATCTATTTCAAACGGCTTCAGGTTCCCAGATAAAACTTGTCGTTTAATATCTGTTTCAGACAAAATAGTTCGTCCACTAGAGACAAATTCAATATTAAATAAAGCTCTTGCTACTTTATTTATTTGTTCTGTTAATCGTTGATAGTTGATTAAATTCTCTTTGACTGCTTCGTTATATTTTTCTTGCGATTCTTTTAATTTTCTAAGTTGAACTTCAGTAATTTCTAGCTGGATCCTAGCATTATCTTTTTGGGAACTAGAAGACCCTGGATCATCTAAAACTTTTTTAATTGCTGTAATTCTTTCTTCTGTAGATGCTATCTCATTAACAATAAGCCCAATTTGAGGAAAGTATTTTTCCGTTAAAGCTTGTATTTCTTGGTTTACTTTCGCAATTTCTTGACGAACAGATGTAGCTTTTTTAACGTCAGCATTTCCACTAGCTATGATTTCATCTATCTTGAGGTCTTTCGCTTTTTGCCGCAATGTGTCAAGGTTACCCGTAAATTCGGTAATCTTTGTATCACTAAATGTGTCAGTTGATAATTTTAAGATTTGTGTTGTATCACTTAGTCCCCCCGCAGTAAACTCTAAACTTTTATCTCTTTCTCTGTTGTTTTTAAATTGCTGAATTGCAGTTGCACTATCAGTTATAACAGTAGAAGCTTTAGGTGTAGGTAAAGGTTTTTCTAGTAATCGTCTCAATTCTTGTAACGATTCTTGAGTTGATTTAAGAGATCGTTTAGACTCTTCAGAGCCTGCGTTGATGTATTGATAAAGCCCTTTAAAAGCTTCCATTACACCAAAGACTAAAGCAGTCCATCCTAGCCCTTTAACAAATCCTATACCTATTTGTGCAATTGATGCTTTTGTAGATGCTGCGGTAACTCCTAGTGCTTTTAGCCCTAACTTTAAAAGACCAAGCCTGTGTAACATTTGAACAAATACACCCGATACAACAATCCCCATCGAAACAAAAGTAGCTACAATTTTATCTCCATGATCCTCTAAAGTCGTAAGTCCACTGATAACTGTAGGTATCCCTAATTTAGCCACTTCTAATAAAGGTTTTCCCATTTCTACGCGAAGCAAGTTTAATTGATTTTCAAGTTTTGCAACTTGAGCAAAAGCCGTGTCATTAATTACATTAATCCCTCCTGCTGATTCTAAAGTAGTTTGAGTTGCAAATTTCGACAAAAATTCATCTGATGCTACTGATCCAGACTCAATTAATTTAATAAATTCTTGAGCCGTTACACCATAAGCCCTAGAGGCAATCTGTAACGCGCCTGGCATTGCTTCACCTAACTGAGAGTTAAGTTCTTCCATTGAAACACGACCTTTACTAGCTATTTGAGTAATAGCTAGTAAAGCTCTGTCTTGCTGTTGAGAATTAGCACCTCTAGTAGCCAATCCTAATGTTATTCCTTCAAAAATTTTATCTTTTTGAAACTCTAGTGAAGTGTTCATTACAGCAGCACTAAACTGCTGATAGTTTTTGGCAGAAGACAAAAAAGATGTTCCAAGTTTATCTGCTTGTACTTTTAGCCTAGATAAAGCAGACTCAGCGTCGTCTGTGGTTAAGGATAAAGCCATTTCTAACCGCTCTGCTTCAATTGCTGTTTGAAAAGCTTCTTTTCCAAATTTATTTAATAAACCAATAGTTGATTCAAGAATGTTAAAACCAACTATACCTAATATTGCGTTTCTTATTAGTCCAGCAACTTTCTTAATTGGTTCTGGTAATTTATCAAGTGATCTTTCAACTTTATCAGCAATGGTGCTAAATTGCTCTAACTTACTTTTACTTTTAAAATCATCAATTTTATCAAGAATCCCTCCAATATTAAAAACTTTTCTCCCTACCTGTTTAATATTTGTTTTTATTGTTTCACGGTTTAGGGGTTGCATTTGTTTGGCAGATTCTTCCATCTCCCATTGTCTAAACTTTACTTCACTTCTTACATTACTAGGAAGTGCATTAAAAATTCTTTTCCCTGCTTTTTGGACATTAGTTTTTAAAGATTCACGGTCTAAGGATTTTACTTTCCCGACAAAATCTTTTATCTCTATCTCCTTAAATTTTAATTCAGTTTTTATTCCATCTAGTCCTAGTATTAAACCTCTTTTGATGTCACGACCAATTCGCATCATAACTTTTGATGGAGATTGAATCTCAAGTGTATCTCTAATTGTTTTCGGTAAGGTTAAAGCAATTTCCCGCATTTCCGCATCTAAATCACCAGACTCGCTTTTAATTCCTATTTTTATCCCTTCTATAATGTCAGAGCCAAGTCCTTTAGTCTTATTTTTATTTGCTAAAACAGGATTTAAGCTTAAGATTAGTTTCTCTAAATTAGCCTCTATTAACTCTTTATTCCCACCAGAAGCTATTGATTTTGCCGATTGTTCTATAGCCTTTGCGAATAGAGTTTTAAAGCCTACTGTAGTAGTATCGACACCAGTTTTCTGAATTTGTTGAATTAGTCCTGATTTAATAGGAGATAATTCTTTTATACCAATTGTTTCTTGAGCAGTCTGAACTTTTTTTCCTGTACTACTTAAGTATCCTTTTGCAGACTGAACAGAAGCACCGACTCCCCCAGAAGCTATAGAAGTGGGCTGTCCAGCTTCTTTGAGTAATTTTAGTATGTCTTCTAAATCAGAAGAGGCTTGTTCTTTGGCAATTAATATTTCATTAGCTACTTTTTTTGCTTGGTCTAATTCACCAGAATCTATTAATGTTTTTAATTTTTGATAACGATCACTAAACCATTTTCTAATTGCGTCAGTTTGAGCCTGTGCTTTAACAATATCAGCAGATGCAGGATTACTTTGAATTAAAGACTTTAGGTCTTTTGTCTGTTTAGACAGTGACACAAGTTCTTTTTCTTTAACACCTATATTGCTACTAACTTTATTGTCGGTTGTTATATTTTTAGACGGGTTATTTTTTGAACTAATACTAGGAATCTCAAACGATTTCTCTTCAGTGCCTAATTTAATGTTAGGAATATTGGTTGCTACTATACTATCAACTTTTAAATGTTCTAAAGGTTTTGTAGCTTCTTTGACTTCTTTTAGCTGTGTTTCAATAGCTACTAATTCTCTTTGTTTTAATTGCAAAGATGACATATCAAATAGTTCTAATTGATCAGGAATATCTTCAATATTCTCCTGTAATTTATCAACTTCTTTATTCAATATCTTGATAATTTCTGCGTTTTCAAGGTAGTCAGAAGAAGAATGTGACGCAATACCGGAAATAACTTGACTTTGCTTGGATACATCTGATGCCCCCATAGTTTGTTCTGCTAGTCTAATAGGGTCATTTTCTCCCATATAACGAGAAAAATTATCTATTTGAGTAGTCCCGACCATTGACGGGGTAGCAATAGCTACCCCTTTTATATTTTCAATACCAGCTTGGTTTGCTAATCTAGTCGCACCTTCAGAAACAAAACCCCCAGCAGAATAACCAAGTAAATCAATTTGAGCATTAGGATTTAATTCTCTAGCCTTGATAACTGCAGCAAGCATTGAAACTGAATCTTCGTTAGTCCCTGACAATCCTTGCCCCACTGTTTGAGCGGCTGCTTCACCAGCCCATTTCAAAGGATTATCTTTAATGGATGTACTTAAATCAGTTGCTTTATTAGCAATAGGGATAACTAAAACCCCATCTTCTAGTTTTGGTTGAAGATTTTCAGCAATTTCTTTGCTTCCTTCTCCCTGTTTACCAGCAAAACCCCCAGAAACAAAAACTATTTTTTTTGCTTCACTTACAGCTTTTTCGTCTAGTTGGACTGTTGCTGATTGTTCTCTAGCTTTTGCGATAGACTCACCTGATTTTAGTTCTTTTCTTGCATTAGCAAAAGTATCGATAGGAGACATTGCAACTTGTCTCATTGAATCAGATACTTTTAGCAATTGTTCTGCTAACTCTTGTGCTTTACTAGGGTCTTGAGTATTATAGAATTCAATGGCTAACTTTTTTAATTCTGCCATTTCTTCTTTTGTTCTTTTAGTTGCGTCTGCTATAGCCTCAGAACCTTTTTGTGCCGATTCAGTTTCTAAATGCTCGTTTAATACTGTTTTGCCTTTTCTAACTGTTTTCCCAGCAAGCTTACCAAGATCGGATCCACCAGTTTCATACAAGTTTGTTCCTGCTTCTTTGTCAAAAGCTTTAATATTATTCCTGGTAAATATATCCGCGTAAGTGTAAGCCGCGCCTTCTGAATAGCTCTTTAAAAAGTTGGCAGGCATTGACATTACTGCACTGACAAAATTCTTTCTAGTTTCAACAACTTTTAGTATTGCTGGTAATACTGCTGACAAAATTTTGGTCAATGATCCTGACAAAATTTGCGACAATAACTCCACGGCCACCATTGCACTAAACCCACCACCTCGAATATTGGGTTTTTGAGATATATTTTGTTGCTCTGTTGCAACAGGTCTTTGAGTTATATTTTGTTGTTCTACTGAACTGGGTTTTTGAATCGTACTTTGCTGTTCTGTTGTAACAGGTATTGTCTTGATTTGAGTTTGTTTATGCTGTTGATCAAGTTTTGTTAGATTTTGATTATTTGTTGTTATTGATACGTTTTGATGGGCTTTTTTTCTTGTTTTTTCTTGTGCAATATTTGTTTTTTCGTGGTCTTTTTGAAGTTTTGTAAGATTTTGACTGTCTGTTGTTGGCTTAATAGTAGTTTCTTTAGAAGACTCAATAACTTGATTTTGTAAAGCAAGAGTTTCTTCTAATTGTTTTTGAAGTGCCAATAATTCTGTGTCATCAACTTGAACTTTAATGACTTTCTTATTAAATTCATCGATGCGTTTTTCTGTAACAGTTAAATACTCGTTTAATGCTTCTAATGCAACGTGATTGACTTTAGGAGCAATAATCTTTTTATTAAGTTTATCATAATGATTCTCTTTAACCGTTAGATGCTGGTTCAAGGCATCTAACGGACGGTGATCGACCTTGGGAGTAATAACTTTTTGCTCTAAGGAAGAAAGCTGATCTTTAGCCGATTTGATACCGCTATCATATTGGGCTGTATTTAGCCCTAGACCGATTTCTAAAGTACCAAGTGATAAAGACACTAGCTTTTCTCCCCTACTAATTGAATTATTTCGTCGTATAGTCCGCAATCGACTATTATTTGAGTGGCGAAGACTGGCACTTGTCCAGCTTTCATGGCTTCTAACAGAATTTGAGCGGTTTCTTGATCAAGAAAATATTTTTTATTTTCTTTAAACCGGAAAGGAAGAAAATCACTGGGTTTTGGAGGTTGAGACTGTGATTTTTCTTTTGATTGAGCCATTAAGTAAATGTTAACCATGGCGGCAATCTGACTGACTGTGTCTGATAGTGAATTAATCTCTTCACATTTGACTTTATTAATCCCTGAATATTTTTTTAGGATTAACCAGCCTGGCCACTCTTCCCACTCTTCCATAGATAATCCCCATGCACACCATTTGTAATAGATTTCTTCCCAATTAATGGGGTTAGCGATTGCTTCTAACCGCGCATCAATTGCGTCATCTATTCGTTTTTTTCGTCATCCTCCGTTGATTCTGATTCTGATTTTTCAGGCTCTGGTTTCTCAGTTTCTGGGTTTTGCCACTGGGTTATGTCTTGCCAGAGATAGTCTTGATAGAGTTTTACTACCATAAATTGAGACATATCAT